TTACTTTTCTATTCCTCGTTCCTGTAAGCTTTCTTGCTTTCTTGCTTGTTCAACCCAATTCTTCTCTAAATCTTGCAAATTCTCTTTAAGAGTCTCCAATTCATTTAAGATTTTTTGCTCAGTATTTCTATTTTTTTGAAGTTTTGCTCCCAAATTTTTAAGTTGAACTTGAGCACTGGAAAATCTAGCCCGATCAGCAACTTTACTGGGTTCACTCATCAAAATCCTGAGTGTCTCGATGAGCGTTGACTTACCTGCACCTGTCTCTCCATAAAAGGCTATCGTAAAAGTGTTCCAATCTGTATTTTTCTCTAGGGAGATGATGTTTTCTTCGATTTTATTTTTTATGGTGCTAAGTACTTCAAAGGCTTGCTGTCGCACTGCTTCAATCTCATCATCCTCGTTTTTTGGGTTGCTGATAGAAGCCAATCGTTCGATTTCTAACAGCAATTTTTGATAAATTACTTGCGGTCCATTTTTATTAGAAGCTAGGTTTCTTAAATCTTGTTGATACTCCATGCCAATCTCCACTTCTTGATGCTCATTCAGCATTTTTTAACTCCAGTATAAATATAAGAAAAAAACCAAAAGAGTTTGGATACATTCGTCAAAAAATAGGATTTTCCACATTAGTTGCTCCATTTTTTCTGAATCTTATCTTAATTTCTCTATTTCTCAATTATACTATTTTCGGTCGCAAAATAATAGGTAGAATGTTGGTACAACAATTTTTGCTGAACAAAAAGAACATCCTTCACTAAAAGAATGCCCTTAGCTTTGTACCTTCATGTCAATCCCTGATTTTAACTTAATGGTGATGTAGTCATCGTAAACTATAACCTGCTCAACCAATCGTCTGACCAGTACTTCATCGTACTCAAGACCATCAAGTTCATTTTTGTCTATAAACTCAAGCATCTCATCCATTCTTTGTTTTGAATTGTCGTTTACTGCTTTGCCTAAGAGTATATTTTGCTTTTGCTCTTTCAACTGAATTATCTGCTCCCCGATGTTAGTGATATCTTGACTCCTACTTGATTGCTCCAGTAGTTGCTGTTGCAATGACTGCAACTGTAAATCTATGGTTTTAATCTCAGAAGTATTATCCACTTTTAGTAATTTTCGAATGCTCGAGTTCAAAATCTCCTTGATTCTGCCCTCACCCGCAAACACTCTATTGATTCCATCAACCACTGCTTGTTTTAAATCATCTTCAAGAATCGTTCTGGCATCACAATCCTTGTTTTTATCCAATCTGCTGTAACATCGCCAGACAATGGACTTCTTCCCTCTATTATTCCAATGCAATCTACGATAAATCTCCCCACACTTTCCGCAGTGGGCTATGCCTGATAAAGCGTACTTACTACTATAAGTAATCGAGCCTTTCTTATTCTTCAAATTCGCTCTTCTTGTGATTTCTTCTTGGACTTGCAAAAACAAAGTCTTTGGAATGATTGGTTCATGAGAATTTTCAACATAATACTGTGGCACAATCCCATTGTTCTTCACTCGCTTTTTGGTTAAGAAATCCACTGTATGGGTCTTGGCTAGAAGTGCATCTCCCATATACTTTTCATTTACCAGAATACCTTTGACCGTTGTGCCTGCCCAATTCTTATTCCCTGCACCTGTAAGTATTCTATCAGCTTCAAGATTCCTAGCAATTTGAATCAAACTTGAACCCTCAAGGTATTCTTTGAAAATACGTTTGACCACTTCTGCTTCTGTGGGTTCAATAATTAAATGACCATCTTCATCTTTGGTGTATCCTAAGAATCTGTTGTGATTGATGGTAATCTCTCCTTGTTGATAGCGATATTGTAATCCTAACTTTACGTTTTGGCTTAATGACTGACTTTCTTGTTGGGCCAATGATGCCATGATGGTCAACATAATCTCCCCTTTGGAATCCATGGTGTCGATATTTTCTTTCTCAAAAAATACGGGGATGTTCTTCTCCTTCAACTGTCTAATGTACTTTAGGTAATCTAGGGTATTTCTAGCAAATCGGCTGATGGATTTAGTAATGATTCTATCGACCTTGTTTTCCATGCAATCCTGTATTAAGCGATTAAACTCTTCTCGATCCTTAGTGGATGTTCCCGAAATCCCATCATCTGCATAAATGCCAGCCAATTCCCATTCTGAGTTGTTATTGATGAAATTGGTATAATGCTCCACCTGTACTTCATAACTAGATGCTTGTTCATCAGTATCTGTTGAAACTCTGCAATAAGCTGCTACTCTTAACTTTGGCTTTTCTTCCGCATCAACCTTTAATGTTCCGACTCGTTTTGTTGCAGGAATCACGGTAACACTTTTATTCTTCATCGCTTTGCACCTCGCTTTCTATTTGGCTATAAATGTATTCTGCTTGTTCAAAAGGATCTGCGAACTTCTCAATGCATGGATTCATGTTGAATTTTGTTGATGGTTCAACTGCGAGAATTGGTTTAACTCTATTCAACCGACCCAACTTGGTTGCTCTTTTTAATCTTTCCTCTTGTACCTTTTCAAAAACTTCAGTTGAAATAATTTCTGGATAAAAATCATCGCCACAATATTCTTTTTTCTCAAGCATTCGACCAACTTGGCTATGAGTAAAATTCAAGGAGCAACTCTTAGAGGCTGTCACAAGTGATTCCCCCTCAAGAAATTTACTAAATAACATTTTGACTTGTTTACCATTTTCTTCATCAATTTCAGCTTTGCCATCTATTATCTTGTAACCGTAAGGAATATGTTTCATTGTCTACACTAGCCTTTCTTTTAGTTTCAATCCACATTTTAATTTGAATACCAGTTCTGTCCTTGAAAGAATCACTACCTCATCCACAAAGCTATCAAACTGTGAATCCTCAAAAGCAGTAAGCATCTGCCCTTGTTTCGTTAACTTGACCAGTTCTTCTAAACTTTCCAAGTTATCAAAGCCTTTGGAAATAGAACCTGTTAGCATCTTACGTTTATTTTCCAAATCATCCATTTGCTTGGTCAGTTGGTTTTGCTCTTTCACAAATGTAGGTCTATCGATGTAACCGTTGGCAACAAACTGAACCAAATTATCCTGTTGCTGTTTCAGTTTTTCTAACTCGTCATCGAGAACTACAATTTGTGTATTATCAACGGTATAAGTGGTCGATCGTACATCTGCAAGTAATGGCTTTAGCAAGATTTGATGGGAAAAAACAAGTTTGTTCATCATCGTGATGAAAGCGAGTTTTATCTGTTCATCTTTGATAAACTTCATGCTACAAGAATGCTTGTCTTTAAGATGTGTCGTGCAAGCCCAAGCCACATACTTCTCATTTTTGTTCTTGGTTTGGATTCTCCTTTTGAAAGTTCCACCACATTCACCGCATTTCAATATTCCAGAAAAACTATACCTATTTTGATACTTATCATCTTCTTGAACAATATTTTTGGATTTGGCATTTTGAACCAGCATCTGTTGTGCCTGCTCAAATGTTTCTTTATCAATAATTGCTGAATGATGCCCTTCCATGAAATATTGGTTCTTATCTCCACGATTGACTTTTCTCTTAAAGGAATCATCCGTGAATGTCTTTCCAAATAAAGCATCTCCGATATATTTTTCATTCTTGATGATACCACGAATGGTTGTGCCATGCCATGTTTTTCTGCGTTTGGTGGTTACTCCTTGTTGATTTAGTTTTTCAGCGATGTCTCCAGTACTTGTACCTTTTAAAATATCTGCAAATATATCTTTTACAACCACTGCCTGTTCTTTATTGATAACCATTGCACCATCAAGCCAATCGTAACCAAAAGGTGGATAACCAATCTTGTAAGTGCCATTTTGAAATCTTTTCTCAATGCCCCATTTGGTATTCTGGGATAATGACCTTGATTCACTTTCGGCAAGACTGCTTAATATGGAAAGCATTAACTCACCATCCATTGTTTGGGTATTGATATTTTCTTTTTCAAATTCAATGAAAATATTTAGGTCAATAAGCCTTCTAACAATCTCCAAGCAGTCTAATGCATTTCTTGAAAATCGGCTGATGGACTTGGTTAAGATAAAATCAACTTTCCCAGTTTCGCAATCTTGTAATAATCGCTTTAATCCATTACGTTTATCAATCTTTGTGCCAGAAATCCCTTCATCAAAATACATCTCCACAAATTCCCAGTTTGAATTGGCTAAGATTCGTTGTTCGTAATGCAATTTTTGATTTTCCAAGCTTAGGAGTTGTTCCTCACTAGAAGTGGATACTCGAGCATAAGCTGCTACCTTCAGTTTGGCAGGTTTGACTTGTGCAACGGTATCAATTTTCGTAATCTTTTTCATTGTCTCACCCCTTTCTTTGGTAGTAACATGTTAGCTAATAAACCTACTTATAGCAACGATTATGAAGGATATAACTCGTGTAAATATGGACATAATTCTTGTCTGATTTCTTGCTCCATTTGACGATATTCATCTACGGTTATCAGAGTATTTTCAAGTAATTTCTTCAATTGGATAATGGTACACTGATAAATAAAATCAGTTTGATGTTGCACAAATGTATCACTATCACTTGATGATTCATTCATAGCTTTATCTGTAATCTGATAGCCTTTTTTTTCGGTTATTTCTTGATTCATGGTTTCGCCCCCCTATATTTCAGCAAAAGAAGTCAAGAGTATGTAATAATTTAATATTTTTTGACTTCCTAAGTTACAGGCAAAGAAAATCCGCAAAAGTAAACCCTTGACGTAAATTCTTTGACCTTTCATCCATAAGCGAAGGAGGGAGAAAAATCGAACCCATAGAACACAAAAAAGCCTCCAAGAATGAAATCAATCACTCTTGAAGGCTTTTACGCTTGTTTATGAAATTAAGATATAGTCATCCGGCTCAGTCTTCCCGGTAGTCTTTCCAACAGCACAATAACCAATTGGGCAACGCGCCCAAACCCACCCGTCAGCGATCGTTAGCTTTTCGTCTTTAGGTAGAGTCCACGTAGCACCTTTGTTGTAAGTACCAACAACTGTTCCATTTAGACTTGGGCGATTTCGGATGTTTAAGCCATTCACTTGAACCACGAGTTTCTTTGTAGCAGTGTTTGCTGAACCACCACCAGTGGGATAAATTAACTTCCCACCCTCATCAAATACGGAGTAGCCTTTATTGCGGTCAGCACAGTTCTTGGCATTCGTTAAATCCTTGAAAGCCCCGACCTGACTCTTGGCATCTGCCCATGATTTACGAACACGATATAGCCCTGATGTTGACTGACTTGGAGTGGCTGAGCCTCCGCCACTATTAATCGCATTTGCCTTGTCCGCAATGTACTGGAGTTTACCTAAAAGCATCCCCGGACAAGATGTGTTTGAAAAATAGCTGTGAGGAAACAGGTTCTGATTCACTACTAGTTTCCCCAAGCCATGACGTTTAGCAATGTCTGCCACCAACTTTGCACAGGCATCGATTGTGGCTTGATTGATATTCCATGAAGGAGAACCTGTGGCGTTACAGTTTTCAATCCCAATACTTGAGATATTAGCATTCCAATTCCCCGCATGCCATGCCGTATTGTTTTCATCCACATAAGCACGTATTTCTCCGTTTTTACCAATGCCATAATGAGCGGATGCTTCACGGGTCTGCCAGATACTTGGCACAATGTCGTAATTCGTTCCCGCCATGTGGTGAATGACGATTTTGTTGACCTTCGCCCCACTACGATCCGATGTGTAGTGAGGAAATGACTGAAAGCCATATTTGGTTGCAAAGCTACTAATTCCCATTTTCATTGTCCTCCTTACCATGTAATTGTTTGAGTGCTTCTTTGACTTTCTCTGGCACAGGTAAGCCAATGCTTACGGCATTTTCTAAAAGTGAGATTCCCTCGTTTGAGATGTAGAAGAAAATCACTGCATCACGTAGGACGTTCCCTGTTTTAAGCTCCAAGTCGAGCATGTGACCGACACCTACCAACAAGAAAATCAAAATCTTCTTTGTGATGCCCTTTGCCCCAATACGGCTTGAAACCTTCTTCTCGTTGATGGCACGCAAGACCCCTGTGATGTAGTCAACCACCACAAAGGCAAGCAAGGTATAAAGCGAGGCATCAAAACCTCCTAGATACCAACCAACCAGACCACCTGTTGCCACAAAGCCTGTCTGAATCAAATTCCATGTCTGTTTCATCATGTCATTCCTCCATTTCTGTATTGAAAAAGGCATCTAGACTTTCGCCTAAACGCCTTTAACTTCTATTTCCAATAATTCCAAGATGAGTTCTAAGGTCTCCGCATCTTTGCCTGAAACAGTGACCTCGCTATCTTCTAAGCCACCAATCAATAAAGGCAGTTTATCGTGAAGCTCCGCTACATCAATGACGGAGTCTTCATTCAACAAATCTGCCTTTTCTTTATGATATTCAGCTGCCGTTTCAGGTAACAGCGAGAAATTCCCATTGTCTTGGATGAGATTGCCCTCCTCGTCTTTCTTCCCGAAACGTTGTAACAAATCAACCTCGTCCTTGTACAGCTCATCAATCTTCTGGCGGATAAGCTTTCCGAGTTTCGTTCGCACCCGACTGACTTTGGGTTGAAGTTCAAATCCTTCAAGGAAGGTAATCACATCCACCAATTCTTCATTTCTAATCCGTAACATTCTTGAGTTCCTCCTTCAATTTCCCGACTTGCACGCAGAGGTCATCAACGACCAAGGTCAATAGTTCGACCATATCCGTAGAACATGATTCAGGTTCTTCGACTGTTTCAACATGTGGCAAAACCACTAATTCTTCTTCATTTTCCATCCTTACCTCCCATTATGAGTATGTCGTCATAGAGTTAAACGACTGGGCATTATACCAACCACTGGCCGTCCCATTACTGTTAAAACCGGTTGGTAAGGCAATCGTTCTTCCGGCAAGCTTTTTACAGATTTCACGGATGACACCAAAGTCAACCCAAGTGCCATCATCCCCAAGAAATAAGTTAGATCCGTTAAAAGCAATCCCTGCACTACCACCACTATTTCCAATTCGAGTATAAAGTGACGAGCTGAAGGTAATACCATTCAGGCTAATCGTGTGCCCACCTGATAATTTAATCGTGCCGTTAAGCCAGATATCATCATCAAAATGAAATCCCTTTTCCTTGTTGGTTTCAAGTGTCCGAGAGTACCAGATGAGTTTGGTCGTGTAGCTACTCGCACCTGAGCTATCCATGTGCGCCCAAGCCATGTACTCTGTCCCATATTCAAGGTCAAAGACGAGACCTCGCCAATCACTATGACCACTGATGTTATTCGCTCCAATCGTTCCGACTGTTGTTCCACCGCGTCTAATGGTCATTCCCTGTGAGTTAATTTCTGTGACGAGTGTACTTCCTGAGTAATAGCCAATGGTTGTCCCTGTGATTCGGATGGAATTACTTGCTGTAATGGCGGTTAGGATATTGGCAGCGAGCTTATCAGCCGTAATTGAGTTTGCGGCTATGCGACTAGCAGACAACGTTCCTGTCGTAATCTTCCCTGCATCAAGACTAGCGATTTTCGCACTTGTGATGGCGGCATCTGCAATCTTCGCTGTGGTAATGGCTGCACTCCCAATCATAGCTGAAGTAATCACACCACTATCAATGGTCGTCTGTCCTGTGATATGGACTTTATTTCCGGCAATCAAGATGCTTTCAGGAGATAGGTTGATTTGATTAATCACGTCACCTTTTCCCACTCGAAGGTTGATGATGTCCTTTTGCATGAGGATTGCTGAATAGACAGTATTGACTTTGGAGTAATCTGCTCTTGCTGTAGTTGAGAAGACATTCCCATCATAATCATCAGGCTTAGTCGTGGTGTTCACTCGCACCCTCATCTTGAGGGCATTGCTTGGAACGGTCACGGTACTTGATGAGCTTTGATAGGAAACTTGTACATAAGCTGACTCATCCATCGGGTTCAAGATAAATGGCGAGGTGGTCGCATTATAAATCCCCGCATAAGATTCATTCTTGATAGAAAAGAATGCCACATAGATGTTGTCGCCTGTCATAGCTGCTTTCTGACTATCCGTCAGAGTCCATGTATGAAGGGCATTACTTGTGTTCGTGACTGTGTCTATTTGTTGCCAAGAACCTCCAACATAAAGCAGAACAATATTGTCAGATGTGTCTTTTCGACCATTCCAAGTAATCGTACTAGGCAAAACTCGACCACCTAAAGGTAATTTGTAGATTGCCAGATAGTCCTCCGCTGAAGCATACGGATTTGATGTTACTGAGCCCGTGATAGACAAGGCCTCAACATTTTTCGAGTTGAGGTAATCGACAATTGTGACATTGGTATATGTTCCAACTGTCAATTTCTCGGTGTATTGCTTGGCAGCTGGCACGTAGTCCACATAAGGAAATGTGAATCCATAGAAGTGGTAATAAAACGTGACTGCCGTCCCGTCTCTTCGTTGAGAAATATATTTCTCGCCCGACTCCACATCAATGAACTCTGAGCGGATATAGTTCGTGGCGGAAATCTCTGAACCATCACTCGTACTAAGTGACCCCTGTTCCCAATTCCTCACTTTGAAGGGAATACCGATTTCATCTTGAAGTTCCGAGACTTTCAAAAGCATAGTATCGGAGGTTTGTTGAATCAATGTTTCGGCTGATGTCACTCTCCCTGTTAACACATCAACGGAACTTTGACTTGCCTTTGATGCAATTTGTCCAGCTTGGACTGTCAAACTCGCTTCGGCACTTGAGATTCTTCCCGTTAGCGAATCTACCGAAGTTTGACTCGCTTTGGCAGCTATCTGACCTGCCTGAACGGTGAGTGTCGACTCGGCTGTCGTCATTCGTCCTTGAAGGTTGGTGATGTTGGTCGCAGCCAGTTCAATTTTTGTGGCATGCTGATTTACGGTAGTGGTTAATGTTTCAGTCGCAGATTTGGCTTCAAGAACCGATACCAATGATTGATTCAACCCTTGGTCAAGAACGGCTGTTGAGGTTGTAGTTGAGCTATCCGAGTAAGTCGTCACCACTCTCGTCCAGTAATACTTGCCACTCGACCAAGTGGGAATGGTGTTTGACCACGAGCCACCTGTTTGAGTGGTATTTGAGGTTGAGAGGTAAAACTGCTCTCGAACTGATGTAATCGTAGGCGCATTTTGCCCCGGAGTACCTGGACTACCTGTCGCGCCCGTTGCTCCAGTGGCGCCTGTATCCCCTTTATCGCCTTTTACGCCTTGCTTTGAAACCGAGTACGAAGTTGTCGCAGAGTTGTCCTGAAGTGTAAACACAGTTCTCGCCCAAAGATACTGGGTTGAAGAAACGGATGGCACGGTACTTTGCCACCCCGACGTTGGGGCGGTTGTCCCACTTGTTCCGACCGCATAAGTGACAACTGACGATTTCACGGATTTGTTAAAGGCTGAGTCAGCGACTTGGCTGGCAGAATTTGCCGTTGCGTTGGCTTGATTTGCATTTTCCAAGGCGTTCACTGCCTCATCAAAGGCGTTATTGGCTTTTTCAAGCGCATCAGCTGATTCTTCCTGAGCTTGAGCAACTGCTTGTTTTACTTCTACTGCTGTCAGGTCATTGGCCAGTGCATACCATTGAGTCACCCCGTCACGGCTTTCATAAACCCACATTTCAAGTTTGTCGCCATTCTCTTTGTACCAAACGTCCCCTAACTTTGGATTGGCTGGCGTATCCGGACCATAAAAGTTGGTGTTCTTACCATTGGCGGCAGTCAAAGCATAGTTGGCATCATCTTTGGCTTGTTCCACTTTGGTATCGACTTTCTTGATGCCCTTTGCCACATCGGTGAACTTCGGCATGACGTTCCCAAGCGTGATAGAAATGAATGCTTTCAAAATGGGGTCATACCTGTACTCAACCATTCGAGCGGTCACACTAAAGCCGTCCTCTGCATGAGTGACAGAGACGATATCGCCTAGATTAATCGTCTCAAGACTTGAAAACTGCTTATATTCCTCTGTTCGCTCAAGTGGGGCAAACTCTACATCATAAGTCGCAGTCGGTTTATCAATATGAGATACCGTAAATTCCAGTGCCGCAAGTCGCCTGAGTTCCGCATAAGCCAAATCCTTGGTCGCAAACTCGCCTTCTTCATCTCCTACTTTGACGTTGTCATACTTGGTGATCTTGATTTTAGGGCTGACATAGCTATTGATGAGTGGGCTATCAACATATTTTTCTGGCAAGAATAAACCATCATATCCTTCCGGCATGATGCGAGTAACTATAGACGAATAGTCTAAATCCGACTTGTAACCTGTCAGATTCTTCTTGTCTCGAATTTGGACACCATTGTCACTGCCTCGGTGGGCAAGCATAGAAATAGAATAGTTATCTCGGACAATCTCACCACCGAACCGTGCTTGATAGCCATTATCCAAATCACTATCAAGCAAGACTTCGACTGGATTCAATCGCACTAAGCGGACGTTGTTGACCGTAGTCATATTGGACGTGCCCGAGAAACTATGAGGGACAGTGGTTGCACCGAGTAACTGTGTCAACGCACCACTCCCGTTTTTATTCACAATATAGGTATCTTCAATGAGGTTCTTTGCCAAGTCGTAAAAGATATGATGCGCCACGATATGAACCAAACCTCCTAGTGAATCATCACGTTCTACGATTCGAAAGAGTTGGTCTTGAAGTTCAGGCACAGGACATTTCACAATCATCTCTGGTCGAAGTTTGTCGCTCGCCTTGGCATGAATGGGATAGTCAAATTCCAAAGAAAAAAGCCCATTGAGTTGTTCGGTAACAACAGGGCTTACGACAACACCATCAAGGACAGCGAGACCATTATGATTGAAGTTTGATTCAGTTTTCTCATATAAAATCATCATAAGTATCGCCACCTCGGTTCGATTTCTATTTTGGTAATCCCCGTGCCAAGGGTCACAGTATTACTTCCCACTCGAAACTCAGGAAAATCACCAGTCATCAAGTTATTCGCAGCCACATCGCCATAAAAGCATTCCTTCAACTCCGAGTCGATCATCAGATATTCTGACTGCAAGTTGAGTATGATTGGCTTGCCATTAATGGTTAACGTCCTCGTGCCACTGCCGAATACTTTAATTCGTGGCAAGGAATAGACATTTCCGCTATTTGTTACCGTACCTGATGAGGTTCGGTTAATTAGTGGAATATCCGCTTTATAACGAAATGGCGAGGACGTTATTTCAAGTTCAAACTCCCACATGGTGGAGAGGACTTGAGTTAACCCACTCGCCTGAACGGTTTTCATTTTATAAAAGACTGACGGATCATTGGAAAAGCTGATGGTTTTAGCATTTAGGATTTGAGGGGTGATGGTTCGCCAAACCGTCCAGACATCCTTTGCCCAGATGACGGATTTCAGGTTAAACGTCATATCATTCCAACCTTTGAGCAAGGTCAAATCTCCCTCTCGGCCATCAACTTCAATACTTTCAATCACTCGTTCACTTGTCGGAATGACCGGAACCTGCGTAATGCGAAGTCCAAGGTCAGTCCGTGAGTTAATTGTTCCGTCTAAAATAAATGCATTCAAGCTACCACCTCCTTCTGAACACGAAAAAAGCTCGGAATATCCGAGCCCTCAGTACTATTCGATATTATCTAAATCTTTCTTTTTTAGGATTGTTCCATCACCAAGATTTATTCCTGCTTCAGTAAATGTTTTCTTGGCAAATCGAGCAATTGTCCTTGTTGTAGCAGTATCGAAAACACCACCAACCCCTGCTCCAACAACTGGGACCATCTTTCCTAGATTAATCAGTCCCTTTGAACCAAACTTAGTTGCCAAACGAAATCCAACGGCTTGATTAATTTTTGTTAGAGCTTTTCCAGGTATCTTCTTGATAAGTCCAATAGCTAACTTATTCCCGAATACAATCCCAGTCTTCTTCATAATATCAGCAACAGAAGTTCCTGCTAACGTTGCATATACAAAGGTTTGAACTTGATCACTTCTTAAATCATACCCCCGTATCTTTGCAATCGCTGCTATCATACGCATCTGAAAGAGTATTACAGTCGTTACGTTAAGTGGTAAAGTAACAGGCATCGTAATGACTCCACCAAATCCTGTGACAAATCCAGACACCGCTGCTTTAGTAGTTTGAAAATTAACCAGCTTCTTAATAGCTGTCTCCTTATCGTATTTAGATAAATAGTCCTCTACCAAATCATCAACTGTTTTCTGACCTGGCAATCCATTTAAAGTTGCATCATATGACCAATCAAGAGCTTTGAGCATCTTTTCTTGAGTTATTTCTCCCGTTTTTTTACCAATACCCAAAACCTTCTTGCCAAGACCTTCATCATTCGCCATAAGCACACCTCCCTTGAATCCTACCTGACTATATTATACAACGGATTGTGTGAACGATGTGTGACTTCTTAAATCAGTAAGCATAATTTCTACGTTTCAAAAGAGCCAAGCTCTTATCAATCTCAGGTGCAAGCCGGCCAACCAATGTCCCATCATCAAGCGTAATCTTGATATCCATTGCTTTAAGTAGTGCTGGGAACATTTCGGTCGTGATATTTGTCAATGCATCCACCTTCGCACCCAAATCAAGCATGGAGAAGGTGCTGTCGATTGCAGTGTGGATACCCGTATCAATATCGAAGTTAGGCATATCAAGTTTCGTTGGAATGGCATCTTGCATAGTTTTCGCCACGCCTGTCATTTCCTTATCGAAACCAACGCCAATCCCCAAAGCCATGTTCTTCCCGATTTCATCTCGGAACAGCGTTGATGGTGAGTGGATACCAAAGAAATTCTTGATACTGTCTACCACACCGCCAAAGAACCCTGAGATTTTACTCCTCAACCAACTAGCGGCATCAGCGATACCATTCCACAAACCTTTGATGAGGTTGAGACCGATATTGCCCATTGTTGAGATGTACTCCCCGAAGGCATTCACGAGACCCGCGATGATTTGAGGGACAGCTTTCACAACTGCGGAAATGATGGCTGGCAAGTTCTGAACCAAAGCCACCAATAACTTCACACCCGCTAGGATAATCTTGTCTATGTTTCCAACCAATGTGCCTGTAATGGCGTTGATTATCTGAGGTAGAGCGTTGGCAATAGTCGTGATGATTTGTGGTAAAGCACCAATCAAAGCAACCAAGAGCTGAATCCCTGCATCAATCAGCTGAGGGATTGCTCCAATCACCGCATTGATGATATTTTGGATAATCACAGGAATAGCTGCCACAATGGCGTTGATAATGTCCGGCAATGCCGATACCAACGAGGTCAAAAGCTGAATCCCTGTTTGAATAATGACGGGGATAGAACTGATGATGAAGTTCACAATACCTGTGATGATTTGTGGCAAGGCTCCAATCAAAATCGGAAGTGCCGTAATCAAACCTTGAGCCAGTCCCATGATGAGTTGTAAGGCGGCATCCAAAAGCAATGGTAAGTTTTGGATCAGACCGTTCACAATCGTGATAATCGCTTGAATGGTAATTGGAATTAATTCAGGCAAAGCCTCACCAATGCCCTGAATCAAAGTTGTCACTAACTGGAAGGCAGCGTTGATGAGTAATGGCAGATTTTCAATCAAGGTCTTCACAATCGTCAACACCGCTTGAACCACTACCGGAATGAGTATCGGGAGCAATCCCAAAATTGTCTGCAAGACCTGCGAGAACAAGGACGTCACTGCCTCAAGTAAGGTTGGCAACAAGAGTCCAATTGCCCCAATCACCGCATCAATTACAGCAGGTAGGGCTGATACGATGTTTTCAATCACTGGAATGATATTCTTGAGCACATTTTGAAATGCCTCGACCACATTACCAATCAGTGAGCCAATATCTGCATTGGCATTTCCGAGTCCCACCATCAAGTTTGAAATTGCTGACTGCATCCCATCAATCGAACCACTAATGGTCTCAGTTGCTTCCTTGGCGGTTGTTCCTGTGATGCCCATTTCGGTTTGAATGGCGTGGATGGCTTCAGTCACATCAGCGAAGTTTGATAGGTCGTACTTCTTGCCTGTGATTTTCTCGGCATCAGCAAGCAAGCGTTCCATCTCGCCTTTTGTTCCGCCATACCCTAACTTCAGGTTATCAAGCATTGTATAGTTTTGCTTAGCGAATCCCTGATAGGCATTCTGAATATCGGACATATTGGAGCCCATCTTATTCGCATTGTCACTCATGTCAGTAATGGCTTGGTCGGCTACTCCTGCTGCTTTTGCCGTATCCCCGTTGAGTGACTGGATCAAGCTTGCAGAGAAACCTGTGACAGTTTCCATGTATTCATTGGCGGACATTCCTGCCGTTTTGAATGCATTATCGGCTGACTTTTGAACCGTATTTGAGGCATCACCAAAAAGGGTATCAACCCCACCGACTAATTGTTCATAGTCGGCATAAGCTGATACCACTTGTTTGCCTAATTCAATTGCGGCAGTACCCGCAGCAAGAGCCACTGCTCCCATTGCAGCACCAATGCCTTTAAGAACACCACCGAACTTTTCAAATTTGCCACCAGACTTCTCAGCCTCATCAGCCGTATCCTTAAGTTCATTTCCAAGGTTATCCGTTTCTTTGGTGACGTCCACCTCTTCTTGCCCCATTGAGTCGAGTGCTTTCTCGTTGGTCGCAAGTAATCGCTCCATGCCGTTGAGTTGTGCCTTAGCATTATTGAGTTGAATTGCCCAGTTCTGAGTCCGTTTATCGTTTTCACCAAAGCTGTCCGATGCATTTTGAAGGGCACTTTCAAGCGTAGTGATTTTCTCTTTCTGAGCATCAATCGACTTGTTGAGGACGGCATTTCTGGCAGAAACTGCCTGAATGCTTTTGTCGTTTTTGTCGAACTCAGACGACACCAGTTTCATCTCTGAACCCAGTACCTTGAAGGATTGGTTGATTTCACGAAGGGAATTCTTAAACTCCTTTTCACCCTCAACACCAATCTTTAATCCAAAGTTATCTGCCATGAAATCTCACCTCCTCTCTGATTTTGGGCATGAAAAAAGACCGCCTAAGCAGTCTACAATATTACTCTAAAAAGTATGAGAGTAAAAATCTATTATTGGAATTCCTTTTGCAATCAGGTATTCTCCTATGCCCGTCTCGACATCCTTACAAAAACCATCAGTGACATCTTTTAAGGGGAAAACTAAAATAAAAGACTCGTCCCACTCCAAGTTCAACTTATGAAGAATTATGCCGGATGTCGAATATTGCCAGACTTCCTTCCCGTAGATGTTTTTTGTTTTGTTATTATAACTATTTTTATCAGGTGGTATGTCGAAATTGTAATCATTACTTGCAGCTACAACACCCAAATGTCCTGGAATTTCATCATTCCTTTTGATGAACTTCATCCAAACCACGTGTTTGCTATTATTTAACGGATTTTTTGTTAACCCAAATTGCTTATTGAATTTAGACTCATCCACCGTCACTGACTTGTATCCATAATCCCCAATATCAATTGAAAAGTCAGTAAATTGAGGGCTAGATACTTCTTTTAATCCTATGTTCCTTAAGAACTCATTTGTTAGTTCTATGATTTTATTGACGTTCTCAGATGGTAATGCTAATTGCTCCTTTGCTTTATCGACTCTCGTGGTATTTGCATAATGGACGGAAGATTGTGCCCAGCTAAGTTTCTTTGCCTGCGTATATTGATACCATTTTGAAGTAATCACTCGAATTCACCCCCTTATTCATATTATAACAGATAGCGTAAAATAAAGGTTTGAACAATTAGTTAGATTCCACTCGGTATCACATCATCAATGAACATCTCAACTTTAGGTTTGCTGATACCAGTGAATTGCTTATGGCACTCCCACAAATCTAAAAACAATCCAAGTGGGCAGAACCAGAAATCATCTGGTGTCATACCCATTTGAACTGTTCCGTAGTAATAAAGGCGAGTAAATGTTTCAATATCACTTACTCGCCTGCTTTGTTTTTTGTTTCAATCTCACTTTCAATGTTGCGAGCTGTGCCTTTGAACATTGCCTCCGTAATCGCTGACTTGTATTCCGCCAACTCAAGCGGAGAAGTTAATAGCTCAACATACTCAGTCGTGAGTTCTTCTTTCTTGTCGTCCTTGTTCTTCAAGTTATGAATCTTGATGGACTGATTAGCTAAAAGTGTAATCAGCCAGATGATTTCATCCAGGGCAAGTTCAAAGTTTTCGGACTTGAGGAGTTTTTCGCCCAAGTTTTCTAATCCACCATAGTGACTGGCGATTTCCTTCGTTGCTTTGGTGGTCAAAATGAGTTCATACTCATCTCCGCCAAGCGTTATCTTGGCACTTCGTTCTTCTGTCATGATATTCTAAGCCTCCGTAAATTCTGGTTCATAGACACTTGCGTACCACCCACTGATGGTTGCAGCATCAACACCCGTATCATTTTCGTCCACTTCTGCTTTCCACGGATGCTTGCCTTGCCCATCAAGTTTGTTTCTACGCATCACCGTACCTTCAATCGTTGGGGTTGAGAAAGTAATGTCGTCACCCTTAGTTGCCAAACTTGTGCTTGGTACAGCAAACTTCACTCGGTAAAGCCAAAGGTATTTGTATTTCCCATTGGACTTCCTTGCACGAAAACCAATCGCAACGGGTGTCCCACCGTCCTCAGTCGTTGAAATCAAAACCCCGTTTTGGTCGACCGTTGCTCCCACAAGCACCGCTGCCACACTTCGTCCAATATCATCCACGCCAAGCGTGAGCTTTCCGTTCTTAAACTCTTTGACCACTTCTGATGCACCGTCATCCGCAAACAAAGTCGCCTCGGCAAGTTCCACTGATAATTCAGCTGAGATTGCTTTGGCAAGATGCACTGGTGTCCCATACGTCTCATCACCTGTCGAAGGTGACTCGGTGATGGGAGCATAGTAGAGTTTGTCTAATCCTATTGTGCTCATTTTATCCCTCCATTTCGTAATGTTTGGCGACATCTATCGCCAGATGAAAATATTTTGTATCTTTCTCAAAGCCAACAAAAAGCCGATCCGTAATCGTGAAATTGGCTTGAAGTAAAGCTTTAGTGATTTGTCGTTTTGTTTCTAAATAGTTGCCCTTGGTGAACAATGAAATCCGTACCTCGTTGACATCAATCAGGGGCAAGTTATCCCCGTAAACCTCGAATCGGTCTGTTAGTGGTGTCAGCACCGAATAGGTATAGGGAGCTGAATCGCTGAACTCACCCGTTTCAACAGGAATGCCAAAATTCGAGAGTAAATCGTTGAGTTCCTCTAAAATCATCAAATGCCAGCCACCTCGCTTTCAAATTTTTCCTTCATCGTCTCAATACAAGCTTTCCTTGATTGCGACTTAGCAGGTTTCAAGAATGGTTTTGGTGTTTGACCATGACGACCGTATTCGAGGATATTGGCAATCTTGGCATTAGAATCACCATCAGACCGTGGTTCATCAAATCCTACCTTGATATTCCAATTCCCGTCTTTATCCTTACGAGCTTGTGTTGTGCCGAGTGCTTGTTCAATCACACCAGTTGACCGACTTTCAACCTTGGTATTTGCACCAACAACGGCTGAGAGGTTGGTTCGCACTTTCGCTTCCACCACCTCAGCCCCACTCTCTAACACTCGTGGCAAAATTTCATCTGTCTTGCTTTCCAGTTTTGAAACCTTCGTCAAGAAGTCCTCGGGCATCTTCATCATCGCTTTAGCCATCCGCACTCACCTCAACTTTCGTGGTCAGAACTTCGAGATACATCCTTCGGTTTCGAACGTTTTCAACGGAGATGATTTGATACCTATCGTTGTCAGAGAGAATCACCATTTCAGTTGTGACCGTGAGATTTGGAATCACCCTCAGACGAAATAGACAGGTTGCTGAACTAAATGTGGATAGGTTTAACCACTTCTCGGTGGCGTTCTTTTCTTCCTTGTAGGCTCGAACACTTGCCAGAACCTCATCTTGTTTGGTCACAAAGCCTGCACTATCTTTTCGATTAACTGTCTTCACGATTTGAATCCGTTGATTCATTTTCCCAAAACTCATACTTGCCACCGCCTATCTAATCGGAGTAACAGATTGACCGTATTCCAGACTTGGCTACTGGCATTGACGTTATCAGAAAAGAACCCAGCCGTTGAGCCATCACGACTTTCATAAAAATGACTCGCAAGCATGATGATCGCTTGTTCAGTCGTAGCGGGGATTTCATTTTCCGAATAGTAGCCTTCTGTAAGGTGTTGGTAGCTTTCAGCATAGGAAAGAGCCGTCAGAATCAGTCGTTCCAACAGCTCGTCATCCTCACTATGCTCGAGTATGAGATTGGCTTTTACCTTTTTAAGTAAATCGCTCATAGTCCGTCTCCTACGATGCCGCAGCAGATGCTTTCATCTTCAAGATTTGAATCGCTTCAGGCAAGACAAGCTTGCCGTCTACACGTTCTTTGGCTAGGAAACCAACCATGCCGTTGCCCGCAAAGAGTTCACGGAGTTGGTCGAAGGAACGCACTCCTCGGTCACCAATGTTGTAGTAGCTGAAATCCCCAAAGGCAATGACTGGTGTTCCAGCAGCTACGGTGGGCACATAAGCCGATGTGTAGACTGGGTAACCAAATAATCGATCAGGTTCTCCTGCTTGAAGCGATGGTTGCCACAAGTAAGCCCCATTGTTGTCCTTGAACTTACGGATGAGGGCAATCGTCTGGTCATTCATGATGAACTTGGCATTCTTACGGTAAGGACGTTTTAGAGAATGAACTAAGTTGATGATTTCATCAGCCGTGATTGAACTTTGCGTATTAGTCGTAATGGCAATTTGCCCACCACCATTTTCTGTAAAGATACCAAGTGGCTTGCCAACACCGTCACCATTCAAGAAAGCATTTTCTTCTGCGTTAGCGAGTGCTTTCGAGAACTGAGTAAGGATATAGCTTTCAAGGTTGAAGGCATTGTCATAAAGCAGCTCGTCTGTCACCTTGATAGCCACATGAAGTTTATGGGCATCGAGGATGATTTGTTCGAAACTTGCATCCTCAAATACGAGTGTGCCACCTTCTTCAATCCACGATGCGGCTGGTTTAGCCCCAGCGATATTGATTTTGTGCTCACCACTAGTCGTGATAGTCGTTCCCAAGGTACGCATAATGTTTTCTTCAGTAAGACCATCAATCAAGCGTTTGTCATATTCTTCTGGGACGAGGTAGCCACCTGCTGTGTCCACGCCTTCTTGGAGAACGTTTGATACTTGGCGGAAGTTTGAACGGAGGGCTTGTAGCACCCCTTCCTTATATTCATTTGAGGCACGTCCTGTTTTCTTAGGCTTCATATTGTTATTTTCCGTTTGCATCGGTTGAGACGTCAATGGTTCAGACATTGGTTTTGCCATTTCACGCTCCATGGCTTCCATGGACTGCATACGCTCGATTTCTTTGGTGAAATTTGAGACCTTCTTTTCCATATTGGCATAGGTCTTGGCATCTTCGTCTGACATCAAGCCGTCTTTGTCTTTCTTCGCTTCAACGAAGGCTTTCGCTCCTTCCCATGCTTGTTTACGTTTTTCCATTAATTCTTGAATCTTGTTCATAGGTTAATCCCTCCATGTTTTCATTAAAAATAGCCGTTCTTCAAGAGCATCGGCTTTGACAGTGTTTGTTGGTTTTGGTTCTTCTTTGGGTTCTGGCAGTTCGATTCGGCAACGCTTGGCAATCTTATCCATCAAAGAGTTCATGACCGTTGCCTCAGAAAACACCATATTCCCTGCTTGCGGGATGTCCTCATCCACTTTCCCAATGATTTCATCCGCAAAGCCTAAGTCCAGTGCAGAATGAGCATCCATCCACGTTTCCGTATCCATCATGTGAGCCAACTTCGTGCGACTCATGCCTGTCTTGATTTCATAGGCATTGATGATTGACTCTTTCACCTCATCAAGCATAGCAATGGCTTTCTGCATTTCCACTTTCTCCCCGAAAGCTACCGTGGAGGGGTTGTGGATCATTATCATAGCAACTGGGCTCATCACAACCTTATCCCCTGCCATCGCAATGACTGAGGCAGCCGATGCCGCCAAACCATCAATCTTAATGGTCACGTCTCCTGAGTATTCTTTGAGCATGTTATAAATTTGAGCGGCTGCCACGCAATCGCCACCGGGACTATTAATCCAGACCGTAATGTTGCCGTCTCCACTCATCAACTCATCTTTGAATAGCTGTGGCGTGACGTCATCATCGAACCAGCTAACTTCAGCGATTTGTCCGTTGAGGTAAAGGGTTCGGTCGGAGATTTGGCTTTGCTCTTGGTTCTCCTGTGTTTCGGGTGTCGTCAGATTTTTCGGTGTCTGATTCACCCATTTCCAAAACTTCTTCATCTTGGTTTTCTTCCTCCTGTCCTTTGGTATTTTTCGCAAATGCCCCAGCACTTTTGAGTGGAAGCATATTGCCATTCACGAGATACAAATCGCCACCTTCATCCTCTGGAATGCGATCAAGGTTTTCGAGTTCTCGAATATCGTTAGCTGACATCCAACCGTTCTGACGACCTGTCGCATAGCCATTCATTCGAGATTGGTAATCACCTCGAAGAAGTCCGTCCACATTGAACTTGATGAAGTAGGCCTTCTTCTCGTCAATGCTTAGGAGTGCTTTCGTCATCGCTTGTTCCCACCGCATCACCCAAGGGTCGAGGGTGTACTTCACGAATTCTAGTGACTGTTGCTCGATATTTGAAAAGCTCGACTTCTCAAGGTCTCCAACCATGTGGGGTGGCACTCTGAAAATTCGAGCTATCTCGTTAATTTGAAATTTTCTTGTTTCCAAGAACTGTGCCTGTTCAGGCGATATGGAAATCGGGCTGTACTTCATTCCTTCTTCAAGGACAGCAACCTTACTAGCGTTGGATGAACCTCCAAAGGTCGCATTCCAACTTTCTCGGATGCGGACTGGGTCTTTCAACGTCCCCGGATGTTCAAGCACTCCCCCTGGATTTGCCCCATTCGCAAAGAACTTAGCTCCATATTCCTCACAAGCTATCGCCATACCAATCGCATTTTTTGCCATTGCGATAGGTGAATACCCCACCAAACCATCAAAACCTAAGCCCGGAATATGCAAAACTTCTGACTTAGAAATCCTCACTTGTAGTCCAGAATCAACTGTGTAAAGGTAGTAAATCTCCTTGTTTTCATCACGATTGACGCCCATCCTGTCAGGCATAAGTGGGTAAAGACCTACCACTTCGCCCTTACCATTTCTGATGATTTGAGCATAAGCATTTCCCCACAAGAGCAAATGAGTCATCAACGTTTCTCGAAATACAAATGAGGTCATTTCGCTATTGGGTTCATCATGGAGCAGAAAGTAAAGCGGATGGTCGACTGCCTTTTCTTTGCCCCCACCTTCACGATATTTGTAAAAGTGTAGAGGCAGTCCTGCGACCGCTTCAGCTAGGATACGGACACAGGAATAAACAGCAGTCATCTGCATAGAGCTTTGTTCTGTCACTGTTTTTCCTGCCGTGGTCTGGCCAAACATGAATTGGTATGGTGAGCCAATCGTCTGATTCATTGGCTTGTCTCTCGACTTAAAGAGCCGATTAAATAATCCCATAGGTTACTTCCTTCCTTTATTTTGGGTATCAAAAAAGCACCTTCGTTTTGAAGATGCCTATTTGTTCAAGTTCAATACTTCTGATTTAGCAACGTTTAGTGCGTTCAATCGATTCGATTGGAGTGTGAACTGAGAGGTTCCATCTGAGAATTTTGCTTTTGATTTATCAGTTCGGTTAATCATATCGTCAAAAGCCTCTAGCACAGACAATAACTCATCATGAGTCAACTCGACCATTTCTCCATTCATTAACTTAAGAGCAACTGTTAACGCTTTGATGTTATTCTCAAGCATCCTATGTTGCCATTTACCAGCCTGAATCTTTTGTATTGCTTTTGATGACTTAGAAAGTAGAGAATTTAATGGATCTAAGACTGCTTTATCGTACATTTCATCCCTCCTCGTGACTAAAATTATATCACAGGATTAACAACCCTCTATCATCGTAGACACTTGCTGAATTATTATTCCCACAACGGATAGCACGGTCGAGTGCCATGATGGTCGCAATTGCTCCATCAATCTTCTCCGTTGATTTTTCTTTGTCTGCTTTGATGTTTCCAGCGGGGTCAGTTCGAATGAAAATATTATCCATATTCCATCGAAGAACAGGATGACCACCGTGAGCGATTTTCTGCTCAAGCGTGAGTTTCATCAACTCCTTAGTCGGTGGGCTCATATCCTTGAATCCTTGTCCGAATGGCACAACCGTAAAGCCCATCCCCTCAAGGTTCTGCACCATCTGCACTGCTCCCCAACGGTCGAAGGCGATTTCTCGGATGTTGTACTTTTCACCGAGTTCTTCGATAAAGGTTTCAATGAAGCCATAATGGACGACATTCCCTTCTGTGGTTTTGAGCCAACCTTTCTTCTCCCACAAGTCATACGGGACATGGTCACGTTTCACTCGAAGGTCAAGCGTGTCCTCTGGTATCCAGAAATAGGGCAAGACGACAAACTTATCATCTTCGTCCTCTGGTGGAAATACCAACACAAAAGACGTGATGTCGGTTGTACTTGAAAGGTCAAGACCACCATAACAAACCCGTCCTTCGAGCGACTTTTCATTTACCTTGAACCCACAAGCATCCCACTTATCCATTGGCATCCATCGAATGGCTTGTTTCACCCACTGGTTGAGCCTTAACTGCCGGAATGAGTTTTCCTCGGCAGGGTTTTGCTTGGCGGACTCACAAGCTGCTTTCACCTTATCAATCCCAACCGTGATACCAAGTGACGGATTTGCCTTCTTCCAAACTTTCGGATCTGTCCAATCGTCAGATTCATCTGCCCCATAAATCACTGGATAGAATGTTGGGTCGTGTTTTCGACCGTCAATAATATCCAATGCCTTCTGATGTGTTTCGTAACAGATAGAATTAGTATCAGTACCCGCAGTCGTTATGAGAAAGTACAATGGTTGAGTTCTGGCATCCCCTGACCCTTTCGTCATGACATCAAACAGTTTACGATTGGGCTGAGTATGCAATTCATCAAAGACGACCCCGTGAATATTAAAGCCGTGCTTGGAGTACGCTTCTGCCGACAAGACTTGATAAAAACTATTCGTTGGCTTGAAAACAATCCGCTTTTGCGAGGCAAGGATTTTCACTCGCTTGTTGAGTGCCGGACACATCCGGACCATATCGGCAGCTACCTCAAATACGATAGAGGCTTGTTGTCTATCCGCAGCACAACCATAAACTTCGGCACGTTCTTCTCCGTCCCCACAAGTAAGCAAAAGTGCAACCGCAGCCGCTAATTCCGATTTACCCATCTTCTTAGGAATTTCGATGTAGGCAGTATTGAATTGCCGGTACCCATTTGGTTTCACCGTCCCGAACAAGTCACGGATAATTTGTTCCTGCCAATCAAGGAGTTCAAACGGTTTCCCTGACCACGTTCCTTTGGTATGGCTCAAACATTCGATAAAGTTCACTGCGTAATCTGCGAGGTCTGCATCATACTTCGATGCCTTTGCCTTAAACTTGGTCGGCTTATATTTCTTCAAAGGCAACCGCACCACTCCTTTCGTTGCACTAAAAAAGACCGCCTAAGCAGCCTTTCAAAATTCAATTTATTCATCACCATTCATAATGAAATGCAAGTAGTCCTTCCTGTGGTCCTCAATGAAAATCACAAGGTCAAAGAAGTTACGCTCGTGGGCTAGTCGCTGCACGTAGTTCGTATCAAGCATGTTGGTCAGCCCGGACTCCTGAATGGCGATGATTTGTTTCTTAATCCTTGGATTCATTTTGCCCATCCTTTCTGCCTTGCTCGTAGGCGGCGATTAACGCCTCCTCAAGGCTCCACACGGCAATGTCGAGGAAATCTTTACGGTCACTGTTATGTGCCTTCAAGTCGCCTCGTTCAGGCAAGCCGTAAATGTGTTTCTTTGCGATGTTGAAAATCTTCCGCTTGTTCACTGCCATGGCTAGAACCCCTTTCTGATGCGAACCATCTCGTAAGTCTTGTCGCTCGGATAAAAGTCAATCCAAACCAAGTCAGCGTTAAGCACTGTCTCGGTAATCACCTGCCAAGCATCATTGTAGGTTTCGTAGGTTTCCTCGTTGCCGTTTTGGTAAACCAATTTGAAGGTGGGCTTTGGTTCATTCACGATTCGTACCGTATCTTCCCCGTACAAGACGTTCAGGCTTGAACCGTTGTCCCAGTGAACGAGTAGCGAACCAATGTCGTCTACCCCCGTCACTGTGCCTTGTGTGCCCGTTGGTGGGGCGTAAGTGTCGCTCATAGAAATGAGTTCAACACGAATTCCTTCAGGGTAGCGTTCTTTCAAACGCTCAATTGTTTCACGATTTGGCATCATCTTGATGTCCTCCTTTTGCTTCTTTGTTCATTACATATATCACTCTAAAAGCCTTTTATATCAAGTGATACAAGCACTTTAGGAGACCTTATTTGATACAATCTTCACTGGTGAAAATCTCTTCATAGTTCATTGTTTTTCCTTCTCGAACAACACGAACTGAATCGGCTGAACCTACTTGCTCAATGTAACGATTTACAATGACATCAACAAACTTTTCATCCAATTCAATCGTGTGGCAAATACGGTTGGTCTGCTCACAAGCAATCAAGGTTGAACCGCTGCCACCAAACGGATCAAGTACGATACAGTTGCTCATACTTGAGTTGGTGATGGGGTAGGCAAGCAATGGGATAGGTTTCATTGTTGGATGTTCGCCATTCTTTTTAGGTTTATCAAATTCCCAAATAGTCGACTCCTTGCGACCTGTGTACCACTGGTGCTTACCTTTCTTCTTCCAGCCGAACAAGACTGGCTCATGTTGCCACTGATAGGGTGAGCGACCAAGGACGAGACTTTGTTTCTTCCAGATACAAGTTCCCGAAAGATAGAACCCTGCATCCATAAATGCCTTACGAAAATTCAAGCCTTCCGTATCCGCATGGAAAACGTAGATGCTGGCATCATCTGCCATTGATTTTTCTATACAAGAAAAAGCGTCATACAAGAATGTGTAGAACGCTTCTTTTGCCATATTGTCATTTTTGATTTTCCCGGCACTGCCTTCGTAGTTCACGTTGTAAGGGGGATCTGTTACCGTGAGATTCGCAAGCTTTCCATCCATCAGAACATCATAGGTTTCTTCCTTAGTGCTGTCTCCGCAAACAAGGCGATGATTGCCAAGCAACCACAAGTCCCCAGTTTTTGAGAAGGTTGGTTTTTCAAGTTCCGCATCTACATCGAAATCATCTTCTTGAGCGTCCGTATCACCATTTAAGAGCTTGTCAATTTCACTGGCATCAAACCCAAGCAAGTCCAAATCGAAGTCAGCACCTTGAAGGTCTGACAATTCGATGGATAGCATTTCATCATCCCAACCTGCGTTCATCGCCAACTTGTTATCGGCTATGATGTAGGCTCGCTTTTGTGCCTCGGTCAGATGCTCGATAAAGATACAAGGCACTTCTTTAATCCCTTCTTCCTTCGCAGCCATGATTCGTCCATGCCCTGCGATGACATTGAACTCTTTGTCAATCAGGCAAGGATTAAGAAAGCCAAACTCACGAAGGGATGCACGGAGTTGTAAGACCTGTTCCTTGGAGTGAGTTCTTGAGTTACGTGCATAAGGGACAAGCTTTTCAATGTCCACTTTTTCAAAATGGTCGATTGTTTTAATCATCTAGAACAACCCCCATTCTGCCAATTTCTCAAAACCACCAAGCTGATTCACGAAGTCCCGTGCTTCCTCTACTATTTCCGAGTAGGACAAGCCATCAACTTGGTCATCACCAATGGCACAAACCAACTCGACTGCTTGTCCTGTTTGTTGGGCTTTAAGAAACGCGTGGATGTTAATTGACACATCAGCCTTAGATAAATCTTTCCCGTGCAATCCACCGCCTGTCACGGAGTCAGCCATATCTGAACCGAGCTTACGGTTGGTCGCTCCTGTATCCACATCAGTTCCGCCAGTCCAATCGCCTAAAGGATTCACTTGAGCAATTGGATACAATTCCAAGAGGTCAGCAGTTTTCGCATGACTCTGACAGATAATCAAACGCGGCTCATCTTTATCAAGGATGTATTTCCCATCAGTTGGATATTTCTGATAAATCTCTCGAGCTGTTTTCGATAACCTGAGCTGTTCATCAGTCAGCGGCACTCCCTTGAATATGCCATTATCCCCACAGCGAATCTCCTCCGCTTGGTTTTCGGCAAGCTCCTCATCCTGTGGGACAACTACTATATCTTGTTTCACGTCACCTGCGATTCGCTTGATTGCTTTCCGTACTTCTTCAAAAGAAAGAGCAGCTGAAGTTTCAATAATCACATGGCACACACCGTGACCGATTAAAACCTCAACTGCTATCTTTGGGTTTGATTCTTCTTGATAAGCCAAGTCCACGATTGCTCCGGCAATACGGTCGGCAACCTTGTCAGGATGGCTCGGATTTACTTTTTCTATCATGGGTCTAATTTCCTTTCTTGGAACGAAGTAACCGCTCCATCATGTCATCATTGGGACTGCCTTCAAAATCTGTCGTGCAGTTTTGTTTTACGATATCGAAAATCTCATACCAGAGGAGATTGGCTTGTTTCTGAAAACTTTGGCTCATCGTGACAAATGGACTCGTCACCACGCCACCCGTTGTTGGGTGTTTCCCGAGCAGACCATACTGACTGACGGCTTGTTCGCACTGAATATAACGAGCAAAGGCTTGAGCATAACTTTCAAGCACACGAGGACTGACGAGTTTCTCGCATCCACGTTCTTTCAGCCAAAGCCACGTTTCTCGGAATAATTCATCCGCACCCAAGGTCGTGCCGTCTTTTTGCTTGGCAGAAAGGTACTCGCTTGGGTCTGGCATATCCGCTCCCTCAAGTTCTGCACCCTCACCAATGTCACCACCAACCAATAATGTCTCAGGTTCAAATTCATGGATTTCGATTCGTTTGCCGGACTTCCCGGCTGCTAATTTATCTGCTAGAGGCGTTGGTTTCGAACCTGCCTTCGCACGTCTACCGCCTCTGTTTGTACCGTCTCTTGCGATGATTCTCGCCTCCTTTTCTCTTGGGGGTTAATAGGGTCTTTGAATTGAACTTTTTGCGCGTGAGAGCCTAGCGCGCTGTTCAATTCGATAGGTCCTGGAGATGTTGACCGCCCTTCCCCTTCAGTATTTTTACAAGATAGTCTTATCTTTCGTATTCATTCGTGTCATGTGGATTCGTGAATGGCAGGATTTACATACACTCATCAAATTAGAGAAGTCATGCGTGCCACCTTCACTTAGTTCTTTGATGTGATGGACAATCTCGGTTGGTGTGAGCCTTCCCTCAGCTTGACACATCTCACACAGAGGATGAGCTGCCACGTAACTTGCCCTTATCTTCTTCCAAGCTCTGCCGTAACGTTTGTTGGTCTCCGGATCACGTTCGTACTTCTCGTAACGTTTCCTTGCAAGTGTTCTATGCTCTTCGCAATAGTCGGCATGCGTAAGGTGCGGACAACCAGGATACTTACAGGGTTTAGCTGGTTTCAATGGCATAGGTAGCTCTCCTTTCTGTGCAAAGTAAAAGCCCCCGAGGATTTCTCCACGAAGGCTTGGTTGGTTACAGTTTTTTCATACTACCATTATACTAGCTTTTTGAATGGACACAATATGACATCGTATGCCAAGGTGTGCCAGAGTGTGCCAACTTTACTTTGGAATAACAAAATGCTGTAATGCTTGGGCATGGATGCGATGCGTTGACCTTAAAGAATAGTTCAATTGGTTAGCAATCTCATCCCAACTACTGCTGTTGATGTATCTTGCACGAAGCAGTATCCGTTCATCAACACTATCTAACTTATCAATAGCATCTGAAATATCTAACTTGAGTGAAGAAAGATATTCTTCCTCACGTTTGATTTGCTCCTCAACCGCTTGCTTTCTTAACAAACAACGTACAAATGGAGCTTCAGTATTTCTGTTAGGACTTGAAATACGTTCACCGTACTCAACTCCCTGCACCGACTGTGACTGCAGTTGTAATTGCTCCACCTCAATCTTAAGTAAGTCAATATGGTGTTGCAATCCATCCGTCTGCTTTAAGTATTCTTTTGCTTCCACTATCCTTCTCCCTCCAATCTTGCTTTAACAGCATCTATCAGACTTGATTGAGTCTTATCTTTTAGTTTCAAAGCCAACATGACATCTTCATCAATCGTATCCTTGGCGATAATGTGGTGAATGACCACTGTCTCGTTTTGCCCTTGTCGCCATAACCTCGCATTTGTCTGTTGGTAAAGCTCAAGACTCCACGTTAAGCCGAACCAGACAAGGTTTGAACCTCCTGTTTGAAGGTTGAGTCCATGACCTGCACTCGCTGGATGAATCACAGCAACAGGAATATTGCCTTTGTTCCACTCTTCAATATCGGTGGCTGTCTTAATCTGACGAACTTTGAACCATTCTTTAATTCGCTCAAGGTCATGTTGAAACCAATAAGCGATAAGGATTGGCTTACCGTTTGCTCCTTCAATTAAATCTTCCAAAGCATCTAGTTTCTGATCATGGATGTGGTGGCTTACGTTGAACTCGTCATAGATTGCACCATTCGCCATTTGCAGTAGCTTGTTGGAAAGAACGGCTGCGTTGGCGGCATCAATATCTGCATCCTTCAGTTGGAGAACTAAGTCTGCTTTGAACTTGTCGTACTTGAGTTTCTCGGTTTCGCCAAGAGAGACAGGAACTTCGTTGTTGACTAACTCTGGCATATCAAGAAAATCTACCGACTTCATAGAAATAGCGATGTCCGAAATCTTGTTATAGATTTCTTGTTCCGCATTCTCCCTTGGTTTCCATGAATAGATCTGCAGTCCATTCCGCTTATCAGGCAAGAAATACTTATCTCGGTATCTCGAAATGTAATACTCTAGCCGCTCACCCATATCTAAGACCTTGAACTCCGCAAACAAGTCCATCAGACCATTACTTGAAGGTGTGCCAGTCAAACCAACGATACGGTCAACCTTATGACGAACTTGCATGAAACTCGTGAACCGTTTGGACTTGTAGTTCTTAAATGACGACAGCTCATCAATCACTACCATGTCAAAGTCGAAATCAAATCCCGACTTCGTAATCAACCAGTCCAAGTTTTCTCGGTTAATCAAATATAGGTCTGCCTTTTTCCAAAGAGCCTCTTTACGTTGTTTGGGTGTGCCTAGAACTACGGAATACGTTAAGTCCTTCAAGTGATCCCATTTCTCGATTTCGTTTGGCCATGTAGATTGCGCGACTCTAAGTGGAGCCACAATCAAGACTTTCTTGACCGAAAAGTCGTCATGCATCAAATCTTTAATGGCTGTTAGCGTGGTCACTGTTTTGCCTAATCCCATTTCCAACAGAAGGGCGGCTATCTTGTTATTCTTGATAAAGTCTATCGAGTACTGTTGATACTCATGAGGGATAAATTTCATACATCGCCACCTCCAATCTTTTCAATCAATGCGGGTATTTGTTCAACCTCATCCAACACAAAGCACTTGAACCCCAAATCCGTCAGCTGTTTCATTCGATAAAGCTGTAAGGCTCTTGGCTTTTTGCCCGGTGCCTTCACTTCGACAAAGCCCATCTTCCTATTTGGCATAAGAACTAATCTGTCAGGCACTCCCGACAGCCCAGGGGATACGAACTTCGGACAAATACCCCCTCTTGCTTTTACCGCCTTAACCAAGGCTTGTTCCACTTGCTTTTCTCTCATAGCCACACCGTCATGTAGGCAAAGTAGGCATCACGCAGAACTTCCAGATAACTCACATCAACATTCTGGTTCATCAGATATTCGAGCTGTTTTTCGTAAGACTTTTTCCAAGGATAGGTCACGTCTTGTGAGGCAAAATCGTAGAATGCATCAAAGTTGTCATTTCGTTTGCCAACACCAATTTTCAACCATTGCTTAAATTTCATTGATATACTCCAATCTTCCTGTGGGGTGTAGCCGGGTGAATAGTCATACATTAACTTTATATAGGTCTTATTTTTTTATCTTCTAAGGAAAGTACTGTAAGACCCTTCACCAACCTACACCTTTTAGGATTTTTCTTTAATCTATAAACTCCGAAACTACTCGGATACCTGATACGATGACACCTTTTTTGGTACGCTTGCGCCCGATTCCCTCAGATTCCAAGGCGGTGTAGAAATCTGCAATACTTCTGGCAAATTCACCGGTTCGCATACAAAACGAACGATACTCGGAATAGAGTTCTCCCGACTTCTCGGTGTAGGTCGGGTCAAGCTCACAGCGCTCTTCTAAAAAATGTCCTAACCAGTCATTGTTTGATTTGTACTGTTTGATGGCTACATCGACCACATGGGGCAAGGGCAATTTGTAATCCGCTGCAATTACCTTCCTCGCACCTTCGAGTATCCATTTCAGAACCGCGCCACCTGCATTTTCAAACAGGTAGTCCGCATAATTCTTGACGTCCTTGTTACCCTCAATCGTGGCAAGGAATGGAATGACAATCAGTCGTCTCCACGTTCCCTTGTCGATTGCACCTACCTTGGGCAGATGGTTGGTATAAAGCACCAGTGTGTGGGTAGGGACGTATTTGAACGGGTCTTTGTACTTCTTCTCTGCCGCGATTTCATCAGTTGAGCAGAGTTGCTTGATGTTTGATGTATTGAGGCGCATGCCTTCTTCAAGCTCGGCAGCGATGAGGAGACGTTTACCCTTAGCTTCGGCCAATTCAGGCTTCACGTTTCTTCGGATTTGACTGGTCAGGATATCAGCAGAGATACTCCCTGAATAATTACCGAGAACACGGCTGATTACGTTCCAGAAAGTCGACTTCCCGTTTCTACCCTCGCCATAAGAAATGATGAGCGCCTCCACGTAAACCTTCCCAATCGCTGCAAGTCCTACGATCATCTGGACGTAGCCAATCAATTCTTGGTCACCAACGAAAATGGTGTTCAGGGCATCAAGCCAGAGTTGCTCATTGTCCAAGCTTGGATCACATTCAGTTTGCTTGGTAATGTAGTCCTCAGCCTTGTGGTCTTGAATCGCACCCGTCCGTAAATCGTAGGTAGCAGATGGCGTATTGAGCAGAAACTCGTTCACATCAAGAATACGTTGCTCGATTTCAAGCATTGGACGTGCCACCTTGAGAGCTGACGACAGAAATTTGTCATCCCGTCTCTTCACTGCGTATTTCTTGTAAGCCTGAGCTGCCTCAAACAATTCATACGAATGGGCTTGGACTTTGTTGAACATCGTCACAGCCTTCTTCGGACCAACAGAGGCGAGAATGGCAAATGCACCGTTCTTGACCATTTCTTGTGTTTGTTTGGTAATGGCTGCTTCAGCCTCCTCCAGTTGACGTTCGGTCAAAGCTTGAGCTACTGCCTGTGATTTAGGAGCAGACTCTTCCCAGTACGAACCGTTGTAGACGATATAGTCAGTGGATGGCGAGTAGCGGAGTTTGCACTCATACTCACGCGCCAAGACGGTGGCTTGTCCGACATCTGAGTAGTCGGTTGGTTCAAGCTCGGTATCCTTGTTGTACTGCTCAGGAGGGATATAGCCTTCTTGCTGCTTGACCTTCTTTCCGAAATTTACAGCTGAGTTCCAAATGGTCTTGAGCTCCTCGTCAGGCAGAGGCGGATTACATTTCTCCGCTTGCTCGAGAAAGAGTTCGTAGGTCTCCTTCTTTGCCCCGTAACGCTTGATGAGCTTTCCAGCAATGTGGCTCATAGTCGAATTTCGAGACCCCTCCCCAATCTCCGACAAGCTGTCCTCCCAATCCGCAAACAAGTCCTCTGAAAGCACGTCAGTAATGCGTTTCGAGCCTTCGTAAATTTCAACCTCTTGATTGCTCGTTCCGAAAAGCAGCCTTGCAGCATCCATTGCATTGTCGTCAAAGTAAGGAAATGCCTCGTTGATTTGTTGCTTAAGGCGGACATATTCATCCTTATCGGTGACAGGAGTAATTGGGAAATAAACGTGAAACCGTGGTCTGGCAGCCTTCTCCCCTTTGACCTTGTTATGGTTGCGAGAATAAGTCACTGCAAAGGCAACATCTGGAAACTGCATCGCCACATCAAGTGACGTTATCCAATCGCTTGGGTTATCTGAATGGTCATTGTCACAGTCGAGCGGAATCACATCAGACTGTATGAAGTTGTCGCCTTTGCGATAGTTGTTCTTGTACTCAGCTGTGACGTGGTCAAACTGAACGGCTTGTAACAAACTAGCCTTGTCAGTGACCACAGCCTTAGTCGGGAACAAGCTGTTCTTCTCGTTCCCGACAGTGTTAGCGGTGTAAAGCGTAAAATTAATCATGGAATACCTCCTTCATCTCCTCGTCAAAATAGCGGATGTGCTTTCCCCACCATTGGGCTTGCTCTAGTTCAATCGCCATCCCTTTGGAGAGGTTGTTTCCAATCACCCAAACCTCTTCACACTTGCCAAGGAGGACTAAATCCATATGGATGGCTAACTCACGCTCGATCGTTTCATCCATAAACTGTGGGTACATGAGATGCGGTGCTACTGGCATACAATCATGGTCAACGGCATAACGGCAGTATCGTTTGGTCTTTTCAATATTGGCTGCCACATCGCCTGAAAAAGCGGAGCAGATATAAACCATTGGTCGGTAATCAGATCGTTTAGACATTTTCTTCACCTCGTTCAATCATTGGCAGGATTCCATCGTTCTTCAGCAAGTTGTATATAAACAAACGACCTGACTGGCTCCAGTAAGTGTGGACTGATGTATGGTCAGTACCGTCTTTTCCTTTATGCGTATGAGTCTTGGTGCTTGTGTATCCGTAAGATGCGTATTCTTTGTATAGAAGCCAAATCTTGCCTTGTTTAAATTGCACTTTCTTCTTTTTGAGATACCTGTTCATTTCAATTGCTGTCCAACCATAGTCCTTGGCAATCACGCTAATGGTTACTAAGTCCTTACAATTCAGAACCACATCATAGTAATTTGCTTTCGGCTGCAACTCTGAAATTTGTTGAGCCTGAATCGCAATTTGCTCATTCTTTGCCTGAAGTTCTTGTAAGACCGAAATTGCCCAAGCAGGATCTTCAATTGACTTCTTGATAAATGAGTCCGTGGCATACACACCATGTTGACGGATTGATGGCAAGACTTCATTTGTCACCCAACGCTTGAACTTCTTAGCGTTAGGCATTTTGCTTGAAAGAATGAGTGAGTAGAGACCACTTTCATTGATAATGTACATTGAACGATTTTGACCTGAGTCGGTGAAATGCCGAGTCAGCTTATCCTCTTCATCAACATGACGTTTCAATGCATCAGACGTATCCTTATACTTCAAAATTGTCGCTACATCTTTACCAACGAAGTAGGGAACTCCTCCAATTGTTACTGTGCGTACAGAACCAAACTCTGCATTTTGAAAAACTTCTAATTGATTCATGGCTATTCGCCTCCTATTTGTATTAGGAAAGGCTCTCTTGCCTTCCTAAGTTACAGGCGAACCAAAAAGCCAAAAATAAACCCCTAGTTGAAAAAATTTTTTTCAAAAAGATGTGAAGCCATTTCTGACCTCACAATTCCGACTAATCTTTCTTGTAAAACTGACACTCGTAGCCATCTGCATTAAGAAGTAACCCATCAGCCCAAGCTGGTGCTTGAGCCATGATTGAGTTGATTTCTTCAACTGTTACTTCTTGCTGCACTTCAATAATCACTTCATCATGAACTGAGCCAACGATGGCATACTGACGTAAGTTATCCATCGCAAAACATAGGATGTCACGCGCCATCGCCTGCACGATATTCTCGACAAACTTCGGACCATAGCTCTCAAGTCGTTCCCACTTCTTGGTAGCCCCCACACCTTCATAAGTAACTGACTCACCCCCGAAGCGGTTCTGCCCAATTTCAGGTTTAACATAAACAAGTTTTCTACCAGATAGTAGGTGGATGAACAGAAATCCTGATTTGTACTCAAACTTGATGCCATGCGTTTTCGTCTTTCTTCTCTGCTTGACACAATCCTTCACTGCTTTATCAACGTCCCACCAAAGTTTAGTGATGGCAATATTCGAATCACGCCATGATGAAACTAACGGTTGAAGCTCATCTTCCTTCAAGCCCATATTCAATGCACCCATCGCAGTCAGAGCACCCACAGAGCCACCATAACCAAGAGCAAGTTCGGCAATCTTACCTTTTTGTCTTAAGTGACCATTCACACCATGCTTTTCAACTGGCACACCAAACATCTGACTGGCAGATGCACAGTAAATATCGCCACCATTCTTGAATACCTCTTGACGCCACTTCTCTCTAGCAAGCCAAGCGATTACTCGTGCCTCTATTGCAGAGAAATCTGATACGATAAACTTCATACCATTCTGTGGCACAAAAGCAGTTCTGATGAGTTCGGATAAAACATTAGGCACATTCCCGTATAAAATATCAAGCATTTCATAGTTATCCATTCGAACTAGCCCTCTCGCCTCAGCTAAATCTGGGATATGGTTTTGTGGCAAATTTTGTAATTGAATCAATCGTCCAGCAAATCTTCCTGTCCGATTCGCACCATAAAACATAAACATCCCATGTGCTCTAGAATCCAAACACACAGCATTTTGCATTGCTTGATATTTCTTCACTGATGATTTTGCCAACTGCTGACGTAATTCAAAGACTTCAATCAATTCTTTAGGGCAAGTTTTCATTAGTTCATTGACTGATTTCTTGTCCAAAGAATCCACCTCTAGCCCTTTACCTCGTAACCAATCCCGAAGCTGTAAAACAGAATTTGGATTTTCTAATCCTGTTATTTCCCTTAAACGATTGCTCACTTGCTCTTTGGAAGTTTTATCAATAGCGATGGCACTATTAACAAGTGTCATATCTAACCCAATTCCTCTGTCATTGATTTCCTGATCTTGATGGTACTCATTCCATATTTCATCGTTAACAGGGAATTTTGACAATTTATTTTGAATGGACAGCTCAACGTCCACATCTCGGACATTATACGATTTGAATAAATCCCACTTCGATATATCATGCATCGGCAAGTTACGCACCCGACCACCATTTGCCTTTGTTGGGTTACAAGGTACACAAAAATAACGAATCAAATTTTTTCCTTCTGATAATTTTTGCTTGTCTAATCCAAGAACTGCACCTACACCTTCAAGCGATAATGGGAGTCCTAATGTTGCGGCCCAAATCATTGTGCAATGCCATGAATCTGGCTTTAAGTATTGTCCTTGCGGCAAACCTAAAAAACGAGATAGGCAGATTCGTTCAAACGCTGCGTTAAATGCCCATTTTTCTACTGATTCATCTGTTAAAGCGGATAAAATTTCAGATGGGATAATTTCTCCCCTAGCTAAATCAACCACTTTTACTGTGCCGCCATCAACCGAATAGGCAAATAACAAAACTTCGAAATCATCACTCTCGGAATATTTATACACGCCACATTTTCCTAAGTTAATACTGGAAAACGACTCGATATCAATGCTAAGTGTTTTCATACACTCCTCCAATCTAAAAACGGAGCAATGGCTTTTACACCATCGCCCCTAAAACTTCCTATGCTAAGAAATCGTCGTCATCAAGTGTTCCAAAGTCATCTGCTGCAGTTGTACGACCGCCTAGTGGTTCACCGTCACGAACTTTCTGAACATTGTTTAAGCCACAAGCTACACCTTTGTTCCCATTTGAATTAAAAGCATAAAACGAAAGTGATACTCGACCATAGCAACCGCTGTAGACTTCGCTTTTATCCAAAATTGGATTTAACTGTGTGTCTACAACCTGTGGTGCAGTTAGGCTGTTTGCATTTACAAAGTAATGCCCTTTGTATGCCTCGTCATCACGTTCGATGTCGCCATCACGTAATGGTAGCTTAATAGCTCCCTTGTTTGGTTTCTTACCACCAAATTTTGCAATACCCTCTTCAATTGCAGCATCCACTGCTTTTTCGATTTTTTCGATAGTTGCTTTATCGTCTTTAGGAATCAAAACTGAAACGCTGTATTTTTCAGCTCCACCATTGATTGATACTGGCTCAAAAAGATGAGCGTATGAAAGACGAGTGTTCATTCCTGTTACTACTTTTGTGTTATTTGCCATTGTTGTTTTCCTCCGTAATTTTCGTAAATTCGTTTTTGACGTTGTTAATTGTAATTACTTGACGCTTATCCGAGATTGGGACAAGCGTTGGTTTTCCTTGTGGCTTGATAATCATTCCACCAAGGAGTTCTTCAAATTTCTTTTTGCCGAGTGCTTTGGTCATTCCAGTTATACCAATAAGTTTTTTCTCGTAAGGATCAAGACCAGCATCCAAAACTGCTTGAATGACTTCCTCATCGTTGGCATATTTTCGAACTGAACGACCTTCGACCAACTTAAAATCGGACCATTCTTTGCCATCAAGAGCTTGTACTAAAGCATAATCCTTAATGTCTTTTGCCCATGAAATCAAATCATCTACTTTTGAAAGCACTACTTCAATTTCGGTATCACTTAATTCATCAGGCAAACGAAATTCATATTGAGCTAGTTGTAAATTGTACTCGGTTCGTTTCCGACAAGTATTTTTCAATGGACACCATTGACACCACTTGCCACAAGCAAATTCACCTTCGCCTTTAAAGGCAAGCTGTGCTCTTGGTGTCAGCGTATTATTTGCCCACTCATACAATTTCTCTTTAGATAGAACATAGGTACTGACATTTTCCCGTCTTGGTTGAAAAATGGTCATCTTCACTTCGTTAATATCATAAATTCCATCAAAAAGCTCTAATGCTCCGAGTGCATAGCACATCATCTGAGGATTTTCATACGCATCTACTAGTACACCCAGACCATGCTTGTAATCAATAACCGACAAAACATCATCTGCAATAATCAAGCAATCACCTGTTCCAAATCCCTCTGGAACAAACCGTGAAAAGTCCAGTCGTTGTTCTACGATGACAATTGGATCAGCACTATGCTCTTTTGCTATATTCAACTCTTCCATGACAAAAGTGGCATAGCTCTCAGCACATTCTTCCATCTCATCATCGTAAAATCTCAGTTTCTTTGTTGGATTACGTACTCGTTTACCAAGTAACTTATTTACCTTATATTCGCAAAGAGCATGAGCGTCTGTGCCTTGCTCAGCAAAGCTACTGGTTTTACTTTCATATTTTTCACCAAGTCGTGCAGATGGTGGACAATGAATCCATCTACTACTTGATGATGCCGACAGTAAAGCGTGTTTTCCCATTACATCGCCTCCGCTTCTTGCATAACATCCGAATAATCATCTTGTTTAATATCACTTAGTTTCGTTGCACCATAGCGATTAATCAATGCACGCACGTCTGCAGACTTTCCATCTTTACTTTTCTTCGCTAAAGTAGCACGTACTTCTTCAAAGGTAAAAGTTGGCTTAGAGTCTTTTGTTTCAAATTCTTCTACTGATTCCGTTGGTTCAGGCTGTGGCTCATTACTCATCACTGCATCGCATAATGCTTCTAAGCTGTCAGCGAGTGTGCGCATATCCTGAATAACTTCAAGCAACAATTTTGTTTTACTCATCGCAAGTAACTCCTTCCTTCACTTCATGAATTTCAACTGACTGAACCGACTGTCCCGGTGTCAGAACAAGAATTTCCAAATTCTCACCAAACAGCCACTGAGCAATCTTTCGTGGCAAGTAACATATACCGCCTTGAAGTACTGCCTGCTTGTTTCCAACATCGTCTGTCACGTTGATACGAACCTTGTGTTTTAACTTCATCGCTTTTCCTCCTATGATTTTTTGTATGGGGGTCATCCCCTTACAAGTTAAAGGCGAACTAAAACGGAGAAAGTAAACCCTCTCCGTTTATCTTTTTAGAAAAGTTTTCTGAGACGAGCGTAAATCTTGTTCAAGCGATTCTGCACTGCTTGTTTAGTTATTCCTAGTTCAGCAGCTATCTCAGTTTGTGGTATATCTTCGTAAAAAACTTTTTGAATGAGCCAACGCTGATTTTCAGTTAGCTCAGGAAGTAACTCTTCTAGTCGCTCCATTCGTGAATCTTTCTTATTCACAGATTCATCAAACAGATAAGCTTGATACAGTAGTTCGTTTTTATCTTCAGCATAATCATCATCGATTGCACTCATTGATAGAACTTGCATTTTCATGGGAAATTTCTTTTTAATGGCATCTTGTATGATATCTTTTGTAGGCTCCATCCCATCATGTTCTAATTTATATTGTTCAATAAACTGAGAAATCCAAATACGAATCTCCGCCTTTTCTTTATTGGTACGTAATCCTTGATAAGACTTCAAATTATAGTAAACCTCTTGGTCGTCAATTTGATGAAGACGATAGATGTCTAGCTCAGTTACTTCATCAACTCCTGCTTTTAGCTCAGCCATTACCTTGCCGTCAGCATCTAAATACTTGTAAGTTCCTCGTTCTTTTTGTGGTGTTTTCTTGAATTTAGCCATCTTCTATGACTCCTTTCGATTGTTAGTCCATTGGACGAATCGAAAGAAGATAGAAAATGACTTATTGAAAACCGAATTTAGGCATAAAAAATAGGCACACCAAAAATCACGGAGAAACAATGAAATCATTAGAGCCAGTCAATAAAGACAGCTCATTTTTTCATATTCGTTTCAATCCGCCCTTTTTGGTGGCCACCATATTTGGACAAAAATATTTTATAATCAGAAGTTTTTCTGATTAACTTAATTATAAAATGGTTTCCCATAAAAAAACGGACATGTTGGTGTCCGTTTATAATCAAAAAAAGCCTGTGATAATCACTATTAATAAATAGTAACTATCACAGACCCGTATTCTTTTTAAGTTTTCTTTGGACATCACCATGTCCGTTTAGGCACTCTTTTATAGAGGAACATCGTAAGTTTTCAGAAAATCTCTTGCTTCTCGAACCGATTTACCAGAAAAGGTTTGAAGAACAAACTTATACCATTGATGTCTTGAATCATTCATCTTAAAGGTCAAGGACGATTTTTCAATAATATGAAAACTAATCTCTGGTGGCAAATATAGTGCCAAACAAATTGCAACCATTGTTTCCATGCTTCCATTTGATTCCCCATTAAAAATTCTCCTAATGGTTTTTTCATCACAGGGGATCTTCTTTGACAACTCAAGTTTACTCATTTTTCGCCACTTCAATACTTTTTCTAAACAATCGCAGGGATCATTCGTTAGAGTGGCATATATCCTGTTATTATCCTCAACCATTTTCTTGAGAAACTCTGCTTGCTTTTCAGTGGTCGAATTTTCATAACCATGATGGAATTTAATTTCCAACTCATATGGAGCATCCTTATCTCGATTGAGTACGCAAGAAAGAATAAAATGAGAATCGGAGATTGATTTTGTTTTTAGGGAAATATCAAACACCAAGCAACATTCATCCATGTGATGACGTGCATGCTGTGAGAGTGTTAGATTGCCAAAAATATCCAACGTTAAATTATCTGGTATATTTAAAACAAAATGAGAGTCTACATAGATGTACTTTCCACTATTCAGAAGTGCTCCAAGCTCAGGTATCACCACACTCTGAATTGCTGCATCGTAAGCAGAAATACTATATGTTTGACCTGAGGTAATTGCTCCTTTTTTCCATTGGTGCGTTGGAACATACCGACCGTCAATATAATTAAAGGCTCCTATTGCCTCCTCATAACCCATCTCAACTAGTCGAATTTTGGCTGCTAATCTAGAAACGCCAAAGAATACAGCTAGTTCATCAATTAGCCTTTCAATTACATCAAGCTGGTCTCTCGAATCTTCTTCATCAATTAATCTTTTGTTAATCAAGTATGCCTCTTGGCTGAACATTTTTCTAGGCATCAAAATTTTAGGAGTCAATGCTTGTGCATGCCACTCCATCCAGTCAGTCGCACTACGCTCTTTATGATATTTCTCTGGATTTAAGGAGGTAGATATGTTTGATAATTCAGAGTTCCGAGTTCTTTCCAATTCAAAGGCTTTGCGGTGAATATCCCAATGCACGCACTCGTGGATAATCGTATTATTTAACGCTCCTAGGTTACGAATATACGCAACTCTTGGGTCGATTAAAATAGTTCCACTTTTCACTGATTTTTCACTAGAATCCGCAAAATAGATTTGTCCAAAAATCGAACAGTCATCAGTAATCTCGCAATGTTGAACCGTTAGCCCCATTTTATTAGCAATATAAGTTGGTTCTATTGCTACGGGTGTATCAAGGGCAAGGGGAAAATAACGTTGTAAAAAATCTTCTGCAACTCTTTCTAAGTCTCCTTTATAAAGAATCGGTACAAGCTGATCTGATAGAGACTGCTTGTGAGAATAATTCTTTCTCTTGTCATAAACATCAACTTCCAAAACCTTAAACCTAGATACTCCAAGCTTTAAGTCACCCTCACAGCATAATCTAAACCACTGATAGCATCTATCATCAGAGTCATTATGCCTATCATATTCTTGCACAACAATACTTGCCTCTACGAGAACATCAAAAGCTATAGACATTTCTGGTCTATCATCCACATAAACCTGCTTAATTTCAATTTCTTCAAGTTCATACTCGTCAATATTATTTACTGAAAACGAGTGTAAATCAAGATGATTAATATTCTCGTCCACATAGTCACTAACGGCATCGAATAATTGATTTTGAAATCTTTTCTTGAGAAATTGTGTAAATGAACTTGGCATGATGACCTTCTCCTAACAATAAAAACTGTAATTACATAAACTGATGACGACAGAAAAATTTAACTATTATCGACCCACATCTCGCATTGACCAATTACTGTTGCTACTGCATCGTCCATGCCTTCAGGTGGATATTTGTACTTTTTAAGAAGTCTCTTAACCATACGCCTCATTCCAGCTCTTGCAGATTCTTTTTTCTGCCAATCTACTGTTCTACTCTTGCGTAACAAGTCAGTTAATTCATGAGCCAATGAAACGAGTTCATCATTCTCATAAAAATCCTTAACTGCTTCTGGCTTTGTAATAGCGTCATAAAAAGCTAATTCTTCTGCAGTTAGTCCCAAGTCGTTACCTTCTTGACTGGCATTAGCCATATCTTTCGCCATCTTCATCAGTTCTTGAATGACTTCCTCATTCGAGATCATACCGTTAAGATAAGCTTTCATAGCACGAGAAAGCATATCCGAGAACTTTTCTGATTTCACTAGATTTGTACGTTTGTAGAGTGAAACTTGCTCAGCAATTAGTTTCTTTAGTAGTTCCACTGCAAGATTCTTTTCCTTCATTTTAGAAATTTCATCCAAAAACTTAGGATCAAACAAGGAGAAGCCAGTGTCTATATCTGAGAATAAATTGATTACTCCCTCACTCTTGATACTAGACTTCAACAGTTCGTTGATACGCTGATTGATTTCCTTCAAAGATAAAGGTTTTCTATCACCTGTGATGCGTGTCAACAAAGTACGAACTGCTTCAAAGAATGCAGCCTCGAATCGCTGTTCTGGTGTTAATAAAGAACGACATAATGAGAGGGCTTGGCGAAGCAAAAGTGCTTGTTTGATATATTCCTCTTTATCCTTTTCTTTATTAACCGCAGAAAGGAAGTTAACACCTCTACTAATCGTTTTAGCACGGGTCAAATCTGTGGCAGAATCGTCCATGAATTTGGAGTAGTCAAAGCCATGGAACATATCTCGACAAACTTCTAGTTTTTCGATAAATTTTGGCAGAGCTGTCTCAGCAATATTTGGTTCTCCAAAGTTCCCCTTATCTCGTTTCGTATAATCGTTCATGGCTTGCTTCAATGCACTAGCAATTCCCACGTAGTCAACAACTAAACCACCTTCTTTATCTTTATAGACACGATTTACACGAGCAATAGCCTGCATCAGATTATGACCACTCATAGGTTTGTAAACATACATAGTTGCCAAACTAGGAACATCAAATCCAGTTAGCCACATATCTACCACAATAGCTAATTTGAATGGGTCATCATCATTTTTAAATTTCTTTGCCATTTCGTCTTTATGGCTCTTGTTTCCAATGATGTCATGCCATTCTTCGGGGTCATTATTTCCAGAAGTCATGACCACTCCAACTTTTTCAGTCCAGTTTGGTCGCTTTTCAAGAATCTTATGGTAAATCTTCATCGCAATTGGGCGAGAGTAGGCAACAATCATAGCCTTTCCAGTTAGTTCCTGCGCACGATTGTTTTCATAGTGGTCAATGATATCGTCAACTAATGCATTCAGTGTCTGCTCCGCACCAAGAATAGAGTCCATGCGTCCCAGTTCTTTTTTGCTTCTTTCAATTACATGGTACTCTGCCGTTTCCTCCATGACCATATATTCATTGTCAATGGCTTCAAGAACAGACTCATCTAGTTTCAAATGAATGACACGGCTCTCATAATAAACTGGGCGAGTTGCTCCATCTTCTACCGCTTGAGTCATATCATAAACATCAATATAATTGCCAAACACTTCAGTAGTTGATTTGTCCTTATTAGAAATTGGTGTACCAGTAAATCCGATATAAGTAGCGTTTGGTAAGCTATCTCGGATTTTTCTTGCCGTTCCGATTTTCACTTGGCCAGTTGTTGCATCGACTTTCTCCTCTAGCCCATACTGTCCCCGATGCGCTTCGTCAGCCATGACAATAATATTCCTGCGTTCAGAAAGAGGTTCATCTGACTCTTCAAATTTTTGCATGGTAGTGAAAATAATTCCATTTGCTTCTCTACCATCAAGCAGTTCTTTTAAATTTGCACGGTCAGAAGCCTGGATTGGTGTCTGACGAAGAAACTTCTCACATTTCGCAAACTGTCCAAAAAGCTGGTCATCAAGGTCGTTTCTATCAGTTAATACAACTATGGTTGGTGAATCCAAGGCTTTTTGCAATAAATGAGTGTAAAAGACCATCGACAAGGATTTACCACTACCTTGAGTATGCCAAAATACACCACCACGACCATCTGTTTCAGTCGCCTTTTTTGTTGAGTCAATAGCTTTTCTCACAGCAAAATACTGATGATAAGCTGCTAAAATCTTTGCATCGTTGGAAAAGCAGATAAAGTTTTGAAGAATATCAAGAAATCTCTTCTTGTCAAACATTCCTTCGATGAAGGTATCAAAGGTCGCATACTGCGTGTTTTCATAGCTACCGTCAACGGTTTTCCATTCCATAAAGCGGTCTTCACCAGCAGTAATTGTGCCAGCCTTTGAAGTCGCCAGGTCACTCATGACACAGAACGCATTGTATGTGAAAAGACTTGGGATTTCCTTTTGATAGGTTTTAAGCTGTAAAAAGGCATCCGAAGCATCCGTTTCCTCACGAGAAGGACTCTTCAATTCAAAAACCACCACAGGTAAACCATTCACAAACACAATAACATCTGGCCGTTTATTGCTATATTCAATAATCGTCCACTGGTTAATGACAGTAAATGAATTGTTCTCGATGTTCTCAAAATCAACAATCTTAACTATGCCCGCAAGATGCTCACCATCATGAAAATAAGACACTTCAATCCCATTTTGCAGATAATTCATGAAGACTTCGTTCTTTTGCAGAATCGATCCATTCTCAAAATGTTTTAGCTTATTCAATGCCTCTTGAATAGCCCCTTCTGGTAAAAGTGGATTAATCCTAGTTAAAGCTGGCTCCAGCTCATCAAGATATAACGGCTCTGTGTAATCACGTTCTACATCTGGACCATATTGATATGAGTAGCCTAATTCATCTTGAAAAAGCTGAATAATCGCTTTTTCGTAGTTATCTTCTGCAAAAGCCATGACTTATGCCTCCTTATGCATAATATTGTTAAATTCCTAGTTCATCATAAACTGACTGCTTATAATGATAAGCACCCGTTTTTCCGTCTTTACGATAACTTGCATCTGACGTGGGCCAATTTTCCAAAGCATATTGCATTATCTTACTTCCAAATGGAATAAAGATGCTTAACTTATCATCTAAACTCTTTGGACAAAGGGTATCTTTACTTTTCTTTCCATTTAAATTTACACAGATAATTGGTAATTCTTTCTTTATCGCTAGTTCAATTTCCCACTTAAGAAATTTTGTTAAATTTTTCGTACTTTCTCCAATTAGAAGTACAAATACTTTACTGTTTGCCATTCGTTCTCTTAGTTGGCGTTTGATAGATTCTTCTTGACTTGAATCTCTGGCAGTATTTAAATCGTGGGCATCATAGAAATTAAAATCTGTTTTATCACTCTGTTTCCATGCCTTCATCAGACGATAATATCTAATGTCTTTATCTCCATCAAAAGCAACATATGTTTTGTTTCGGTATGCCATATTATTCATTCTCCTTTAGTTCATATAAATTTACTTTTTTTAATAAATCCTCGTGTACGATTATCTGAAGTTTAGCAGGATAAGTAAACTTTATCTTGCTGACTTTAAATGTCCAGACCATGATTTGAAGTAATTCATTGATGTCTATATCCTCAAAGCCATTTCTAAATCTAGTTATACCTGCTCCAAAAACAGGAACTGATACCGTTCTCTGTGCATATAGCCTATTAATCTCATTCCAAAAAGCCAAAAGAAAGTTGATATATTCCTGCATCGTTAGTTCTGCTTTATTGTCATCATCAAATCGGCTAAAAGCAGTAAGAATAAATTCATCATCAATTAAGACAGAACTCCCAAGCTTATATCTTTTCTTTTTCCCGACTTCTCGATTCATCTCTTCAATCAAGCCTTTTTCAAGACTTTTATCGCTCTCAATCTGCTTATCCAATCCTTGAATATCTGGAAAATATTTTTCAATCACCTGTCCATTTAAAGACCTCTTAGCAATAATCACATCATCCACTTGTGTGTCAAAGTACTCATTAAAAGCAATAGCTTTCAATCCATCCTGTTTAAATAAATCTCCCGATTTTATTTGAACTGTTGTCGCTCCTATACTTATTGAAATATCGTTTAAGGTATTAGCTCTGTGCCAAGTCAAAAAATAAATAGCAACCAAAACCAAGAGAACAACACCACCAGCAATTAGTCTTAAATTCACTGGAATATCTACAAATATTAGTACGGCAGACAAAATGGCAAATAATGTTGCAGAGCGACTGCCAAATTGCCTTATAACTTGCTTATCAAAAAGTGGAACTTTTTTAGTTTTCAAAATGATTAACTCCTTTCTTTCAGTATTTGATAAATCATCATTTAGTGGCTTAATCAGTGACTGAAATTTCGCCAGACATGAGTTTGGGCAATAGTGAATCTCTTGCTTTGATTAACTTATCGTTCTCTAAGATATTATTACTAATCTGTTCAAAAATTGGCATCGTTATCTTTGAAAAATCATCAAGCACTTGAGATGTTGGTAGATATACTTTAGCTTTCTTGAAAATATCTTTACGGTAAAAATCTCGAGCGCTGCCGCTGGACCAACCACGGACCTGATCGTTAATTCGTTTGACATTGAAGTGAATAAACGATTCTGGGATCTCTGGAATAATAGACCTAAAACGCCACATATTTTGATTTTGCAATGAAGGGGTATTCAACTCGGTTATTAAGCTGATTTTTCCAACACTTGCACCAACCATTACTAGTACGGTATCAAACTTATTTAGGACAAAATTACGATATTTGGCGTCATTGTAGAACTCTGAAGGCAACATAATCAAGTCATTATTATTTACGTATCCATTATCGAAGTTAGTCGTACGAATCATTCGTACTCCATCAGAAACGTAGTCTTTGCTTTTGAATGCGTAACCGTTTTGCACGGTTGATATTTCATCAAAGTCAACTTCTTTCCATTCTGAGGGTAAAGTGCCACCAAAAGGTACATAATCAACAAACCAAGAGTTGAAAATAGCTTGTACTATGACCGATAAATGATGATTTAGTACACAAGTTTCTCATCATTCCTTGATAAAATAGAGGAAAACTATTTTTTGGAGGAAGAGATGAAAGATAGGGTTATTACAGAAATACAAATGAGGATGTCAAGGGTGTTGAGTCAAGTGCAATTAACAGAACTAACGCAAGTACTGTCGGCTGTTTTTCAAAGCGTTGAAGTCGTAAAAAGAACGGACAACACTATTCAAGAAAGTATAGATAACGTAGGGCTGCTCAAAATGTTTTTGTCAGCAAAGAGAGTTGAGGGGTGTTCTGATAAGTCGCTCAAGTACTATGAATCAACTATTCAGATGCTTCTTACAAAATCAGATATACCAATACGTGAGATTGATACTGATAATCTTCGTGGGTATTTGTCAGATTATCAAAAAGAACGCAAATCAAGCAAGGTAACGATTGATAATATGCGTCGCATTTTCAGTAGTTTCTTTGGTTGGCTAGAAGATGAGGATTATATCTTGAAAAGTCCTGTTCGAAGAATTCATAAGATAAAGACGGATAAACCTATCAAGGAAACGCTATCGGATGAATCTTTGGAATTATTACGTGATTCTTGCACAGAAATTCGTGATTTGGCAATGATAGACTTATTGGCTTCAACAGGAATGCGTGTTGGTGAGCTGGTTGGATTAGACCAAGCAGACATCAATTTCCATGAACGAGAATGTGTGGTATTTGGTAAAGGTAGTAGTGAACGTTTGGTTTATTTTGATGCCAGAACGAAAATACACTTGATAACTTACTTGGAAAGTCGAACGGATAGCAATCTTGCATTGTTTGTTACATTAGGAAAACCGCATGAGCGATTACAAATTGGTGGCGTGGAGACGAGACTTCGAGAAATCGGAAAAAGGGTTGATTTGCAAAAAGTTCATCCTCATAAGTTTAGAAGAACCTTGGCAACACGAGCAATAGATAAAGGAATGCCAATAGAGCAGGTGCAACACCTGCTCGGGCATGTAAAGATAGATACGACTATGCATTATGCTATGGTCAATCAAGCGAATGTGAAGAATTCGCATCGGAAGTTTATAGGATAA